AGTTGCAGCAGTGTCACTACGCAATCCTCCAATCACGCCAGGATCGCGTTGGTTCGCTTCAAGTGCACGACGCACATTCTCAGTCGAGGGCGTATATCCCCTCGCCTTGAGATAGTTCAATACTTGTGTAGTCGGAGATAGGGCATCCTGGCCCGCAGTATCCACCTGCTGCGTTACTGGAGCTACACCTTCCGGTGGCATCACTTGCTGCGGTGGGATCGGTATCCGTGCCATTACATTCCCCTTCCGCCGAGGATAGCATGTGCGATGCTAGTTGCAGCAGCCACATGGTGTGCATCGGGCGGCATCCCTTGTGATGCGACAGGGTTCCCCATCGGTGGTCCAGCTTGCATCGGTGGGCGACGCGGCGGTGCTTGGTTCTGCTGCATCGCATCGAACTTCTGATCTGCTGGGCTGCCTTCTTTTATTCCAGCAGCTTTGTCACGCGCCATGTCAGCAAGACTTTCCTTCGGCGGCGATGTGTTCTTGCGCCCAGGAACACTATCACCCATAGACGTTCTAATCTCGGGTCCGTAATCTCCGCGCGCCATCAGTATGCTCCCCCACCAACAGCCTGCTTTCCGCCACCACCATTACCGCTGAGGTCTGCCGGGTAAGAAGCAGGGCTAACAGTTCGGGTGAGCAGAGCTTGAAACGCAGCGAGATCATTCGCAGTGGTGTTACGATTGACCACGTTGATAGTTTCGATCGGGACCAATCCACCGGGGCTACCCTGATCCCACTTTACTTGCTTCTTCTGCCTGAGAGCAGCACCACCAACAGCAGCACCAAGTAGAGCATAAAGTAGTTGCGTGACACCCATAGTCATGCCACCATTGCGCAGCATCTTGGCGATGCGGTCATCACCCTGCTGCACGCCATTCATGGCGACATACCCAGTGGTGGCATCAGCATTTGCAGCGCCCACACCGAGCGTGTTACTGTATCCAGTCCAGGGCACATGACCAGCGGTGCCGATACCATAGGTTGCCATGATCGATCTCCACCTGATGAGGGTCCGATACCGTCACACGTAGATGTCATCAACGCAACCACTGAGTCCACATCTACCACTAGATAATAAATGGCCGGGACATATACCAATACGCACATCGTGCTATACTGTGTCGGGCCGGGGTGATCGAGGTGCCATCGCCGGCCTGTGCAACTATGATACCCCTGTTTTGGGAAATGGGTCGGGGAGGTGGGGGGCGATCGACTGTATACACACATGCATGTCCAGACGAGCGTATACACAAATGTATGCCAGCGACGTGTAGCTACAATAAGCCATACGATGGGTGACTAGACACAGCGGGAGGGATGCGCCTGACTCTGTCCACAAGTCCCCAGTCGTATATACATTCGCATCCACACGCTACGCTGTCATGCCGTTAGCTACACTGTACAAACAACGCTAACGCTACACATGCATAGGACAGGCTAGGGATACGCTACGCTGACAGTGTTAGCGTCGGCTATGCGACCACCTGTCACATGACATGGCACTGTGCGACGCTGCTAGGCTATTCTAGCCTATGGTATGTATATACGTAGCAGCGTAATGATAGCTAGACAACCACTAGAATACGTATGCTTGGTTGTCTCATGTCATGATTGCATACGTATGGTCCCATAGTATGAGACAGCTTAGCTTGTGTATACGTATGTATATGATTGCACACGCTGTTTTCAATGTTTGACATAGGCATATCATTGTGCTACTATATACATGCTGGTTGATGACATGCATACCGCACTGTCACTCCACAGCAGGAGTTAACACTGTGATAAACGCACTCAAGGATACCACTACACAGACACCGGCCATTGCGCCGAAACTGGTTGTCGATACCGTTTTGCCGACGGCCGATGCGATCAAGGCACAAGCGCAACTCGCGTTTGCTGACAACCACAAAGGCGGCCAGCTAATCGGTAGCGCAGCACAACGCATCGCTTACGCTGTGCTGTGCGAAATCGAGTTGCTGAAGCGTCAAGGCAAGACGAACCACGATATCGCCGACGTTCTGGGCAATGCGCCTGAAGCAAAAAAGGAAATCGTGCAACGCGTTGTCGAAATCTTTTGTGGCGAGCCGCCGGCAGTCGAGAAAAGTCAAGGCAAGACTGAAGCAAGCGAGCGTGCGAAGGCCGAATATGGCATCAAAAAGAAGCTTGTGGAGCGTGGTGCATACGTCGCCGCAATCATGGCCAAGCGGCATGTCACGTTCGGCATGTTCAATACCAAGGCTGGCGTATTCAACGTCTATCCGACGATGATGTATCCGTCTGGCAAGGGTTTCGTTCCGCTTGGTCGCTTGGCCAAGGATGCTACAATCATGCTTGACGGACGCCCATTGCTCTACTCGGGCAAGAATACCAAAGGTGACGATGCAACGTTCACTGTGCGCGCCAGCATTGCGCACATGCTGACCATCTGTGGTCCGGCAAAGATGCCGCGCGGAACGCCGACCAAGAAAGGTGAAAAGGCAACTGTCAGCACACCGTTCAATGCGAAGAAGCCCGACGACGTGGCCGGTGCAATTGATCCCGACGTGCTAATCCTCGCGTTGCATGTCGTGCTGTGCAAGGAAGCGCCAAGCGGACTAGTCCATCGTGCGGATTTCAAGGATGAAGTCTGGAATGCATGGACCGCGTTGACTGCCAAGATGGAACGGTCACGAGCCGCGCCAGACTTCGACGCTAAAGTTCCAGTCAAGGCCAAGACACCGGCCAAGCGGACCGCACGCGGCCACTAACCTAGCCTAGCCTATCAACCCTGCCACACGAAAGTGTGGCAGGGTTTTTTATTGCCTGCGATCTGGCCATGCCTTATATACTACGACGTGACGACCACCCATAACTAGCCTCGCTGTCAGCAATGGCAGCGAGGTTTTTTTGTGTCATGCAATCGGCATGTGCGCAACGCACGGCGGTTGTAGCGTTTTTGTGTCGTATAGCGCGACTGCGATCGTGACCACCCCTGGCCTCGATCGGTCGAACTCAGCACAACTCAGGAACACTCAGGCCGATCTATAGACGCCAGCTATGAGCCGCAACCCATTGATGGCAGTTGCTCTTGTGTTCCGATTTATGGCATTCGGGCTGACCTAGTTACAGATGTAACCTGTGAACATTACGAGCACACGACACTTGCGGACTTGACATAACGCTATAGATATGGTATAAAGTGTAGTTGTTGCCCGCAGGGCCATACCACTCTGCGCCGTCAGCAACATTGCGCAATCATGCACAGGTGATATCATGCCAAACAACTCATATGTTGAGATAGTCGGTGCACGTGTAATTCACGAGACACCTGCGGCATACAAGTTCACACTCAACGACAATGAGTGTTGGATACCCAAATCTCAGTCAAAGATTGTAGATGGCAAACTCAAAGCATGGCAGTGGGTTGTCGAGCAGAATAGGAAACAGTGGACAACTGTATCTGCAACGCACCAACAGGACACAATAGCTGAAGCCGTCGCAATACTACGTGAAGCGTTAGCCATACTGCGCAGACTCAGTTAGCAAACTTGACATAGTACTTGTTTTGTGCTATACTATATACATGATGGTAACTCACCCATCGCAATCAATACATAGGACATGCAATGCTGACACGTGACCAGCGACTGGTTGCGCACATACGTAGTGTGCTCAACATCTCTGCCGAACAGTCATCCGATGAGAACCTGCTCGAAGCGTATGCATGTTGGCATGTGCATCGTGGCCAGTTCTGGGATGAACTGCCACCACTACTCGACAAGCGCACACGCTCGGTAGTCTGGAACCTGCCGCGCTAGCTTAGACTATATACTACCAAGTCTGAATAGCCCCGTAGCTGAATAAGCTGCGGGGTTTTTCGTGCGTCTAACACATGGAGAATACATATGTTCATGATCTGGTTTTGCTTCAAGAATACTGAGGCACAGATGTGTGTCAAAGTGCCCGACACGAACACTGCACGTAAGTTGTGGGATACGCTGGCCAAGACATTCCACATGATCTCGGAGCGGCCATGACATATACGATAGCGCGTGCTGATCCGCGTGAATGTCTACATCGACACCTCACAGTTGAGCGTATCGATGCTGCCGGCGTAGCAACCACCATACGCTGTGTAGACTGCGACTACTGGTGGGGTGACGATGAAGTGTGGCCAATACCACACGACTTGAACAAGGAGACAAGTAATGGCTGACCGCAGATACTATCATCGCGATGGCATCGTAATACACAATGTTGCTGAGTTGCCGATATCAAGATCGAACGGCAAGCGTGACAGACGTATGACGCGAACCTGTCCGATTGCCATACGAATACTCACTGGAACTGTGCGCTCTACAGTCGGTCAACCGCTCCGACTTGTGCTCGCCATACAAGGTGACGTTCATCACATGCTATTCGACGATGAACACGAGGAAGGACTGTATCAGTTCCTCAACAAGCGGCGCAACAAGCGACTAGCTTGGCAACGCAAGCGTGCCAAGGAACGTGCGATATGGGATGCTGGTGCACCAGCACGTATCGCAGCACGTGCTGCACAACAGGAGACAGCCAATGGTTAAGCCAGGTATCGTTCATGACATCGCGAATGTTCTAGTCAGACTAATCGCGATGCTTGTAATCTACATCGTGATCTTCGGACCACAACCATTCTAAGGAGACGACATGACAAGTAAGATGCTGGCCGGATTTGCATTGTATGCAGATCCGGCCACGTCTATCCGACACGCCATCATGGGTGTGCCGATAGGCACGAGACTGATGAGAGTCGTCCGGCTACCGACCGGGTGGCGCATCTGGGTAGCGACTGCCGACTTCATCTACGGCACATACTACGAGTTGAACGAAGACGGCAGCGTGTTACACTATACGGCTCGCGAAGATGAGGGAGACGAGTTCTTCACAGCCAGACCAAGCGATGAGGACATAAGAAATGCTCAAGGCAATCGGTAAACTCAATGGCCATGCGACAGTGTTCATCGGCCTGTCGTATGGCAACCTCGACAAGTTCCGCGACCAACCCGGTGACACATACATCAAGATCCAAGGTGAGCAACTGGGTATCGACCACGACATACTGATCTTCAGTGGTCGCACTGAAGAAGATCTAGTCGAACTATTTGCTCATGCCCCAATCATCAGGAGGGACAATGGCTGATAAACCGAAGAAGCCTGACATCCTAGACTTCATGAAGCAGTTCGCTGACAACATGAACAAACAGAGCGATCAGACGCTGCGCGAGAAGATGCATCAAGCGGACACACTCGCGCATCTGTCTGAACTCACACCAGATGACATGCTCAAAGAAATCAGCGAAGAGTGGGATGCATTGGGCATGAGCGCAACGCAACTGCTCGTGCGCGCTGTGACACGTCCTGATCCGAACGAAATTGCGGTCAGAGCACTTATCATTGCAGCGTATCGATGTGATGCCATGTCCAAACTATTCACCTTCATCCGCACAGAACTAGGTGATGGTGCTAGCTTGTTCACCGTCAGCGATGCACACATTGCTCAGGCACGAGCTGCTATTGATGAACTGCTGAAGCGTTACATGAAACCATAGCGCGGCGAAGCCGCACGCACGGGTGCGACACGGCGTTTCCAGTAAAGGGTGGTAAAATCGCAATGCGTTTGGAATACTACGGGGGATAGTGGGGGTATCAGTGACACAGGAACCTTCTGACGTATTCCATGTCTATGCAATCGGCAATGACGATGAGTGCTGGCCTTATATTGGATCAGCTTGGGGAGGTAATAACCGCGAACCTCGTCCATACTTCCAGGCTAACGGTAGGCGGCAGATAGCCTATCGATGGATATATGAGTTGGTTCATGGTGTGCGTCTATCACCTGACCAACTCATTCTCCACTCATGCGATAATGGAGGCTATCCTATTGCATGTGGAAACCCTCTGCACATGAGATGCGGCACAGTGCAAGAGAATAGCAATGACATGATGGATCGTAGCCGTCATGGCCTGCCTAAGACAGTAGTGAGAGCTATTCGCACACTGCTAGAGCAAGGACGCACACAACAATCAGTAGCAGACCTATACGGCGTTTCGCGCGAGGCCATCAGTGCCATCGCAACACAGCGCACACACAAACGAGGTGACAAGGATGCTGACTGAACATGAGATCTGGCGCATGATGGCTAACGAGATGAAGCTGTTCCGTCTCGAATGCAATCGCACACATCGTCCATGGACATTCACTGAGATGGCAGAACACTTGTTCATTGTCCTGCGTAGCCACAACCTTATCGATCAGGCATCTGTGTATAAGCCTGTGCCTGAGCCTGGACCCAACTTGACCGAAGAAGATCATAGTCCCCAGGATTGATGCGTGGTAGGATCGGGTCGCTCTATAACCCTCACAAGAAGGACCGAATATGGCGGACCCAATCCTCGCATATATCACGCCAATCGAGCGCAATCAGGTCGGCGGTGGGCCGATCGTCCCGCCCAACGAGATAGACAACACCCTGCCTATTCCCGAGCCGCCACCGGGCGTCTGGCCGCCACCTAGCGTATCTCATCCGATCGTTCCTGCACCACCCGGCACACCACCGGGCACCATCTGGCCCAGCCCTGGTCAGCCAGCACGCCCAGACAATACACTGCCTGGACAACCTCCACGCCCTGACAACACACTGCCGTCCAGTCTGCACTGGATGCTGTGCTATTCGCCAAATCTTGGTTGGAAGTTCGTCTGTGTCGATCCGTCGCTGAAGCCGACACACCCGATCGCACCGGGCGGTAGCATACCGCACCCGGATCATGGCTTGCCAGGATCACAGCCACACCCTGACCAGGGCTTGCCACCAAATCCAGCACGACCGGACAACAGCCTGCCACAGACGCCTCAACCAAAGCGATAAGGAGCACACATGAGTAAGTATGTCCTTGCAGCAGTGGCACTACTTGCCACTCCTGTTTCAGCGTTCGCAGATACGATCCTCACGTTTGGTCAGTCCGCAAGCAAGTCAGCAATCGTTGGCACTGCGAACGCTGGTGGCACAGCCACTACAATCAAGGCAACAGACGCAGCCATCAGCATCACACAGATCGATGGCGGTGTGCCTGCATCTGCATTCCTTGACCTGAACCTCGCTTCGACTGACGCCGCTACACCAACCGGCAGTGGAGGTTCACAGCACTACAGCGGCACGTTTTCCATCACCTCAGCTGCTGGTGATACGGGCACCAACTTCCTTAGTGGTAACTTCGCTGATATTGTATTGGGCGTTGGTCCGAGTGCTGTGCTTGCTGCTGGATCGCCGCCCGATCTCATCGACTTCACCAGCGACATCATCCCTGTTGTGGCACCTCCAAACGCCATAGCATTGTCGTTCGCCAACTTGGTGCCATCGTTCAGCATCGACAACGAGACGATCGCTTCGTTCACTAGCAGTGTGAGCGGAACGTTCAGTGCCAACGCAGCACCAGTGCCGGAGCCAGCGTCCCTAGCTCTACTCGGCTTTGGTATGCTTGGCATTGCGGCTGTGTCGCGCCGCAAACCAGGGTAAGTTGTCCGACCCTGGCGGGCCACAGTCCGAGAACGGCACCGGCATCGTCGGTGCCGTTTCTCGTTTCAGCCATCATGTGGTCAGAGCCTTAGCGCCACAGTTCTTGGCGCTCATCGTCCTCAACACTATGGTCTTCGGCGCGTTCTTCTGGTATGCAGATGCCAGAGCACGGCATACCATGGACATCATCAACCAGTTACTACTGTCATGCCTTAACAGGAGGTAACATGAGTCCGGTCAACATCAGCGACACCATAGACATGATACTCAATGGCGAGGTCATCAAACGCAGCTATGCCTATGTCATGGTCGTGTGCGAAGCACGTGGCGACTACGTTGGAGGCGAGACTCGCATCCTGTCCAACATCGATGATCTTGCCATGCACACACTGCTGAACCAGGCAGTCAACGAACTCAACAGCAAGATGGGGAATGCGTGATGCCAAGCAAGAGCAGGGCACAGCAGCGCATGATGCAAGCCATAGCTAGTGGGGCAAAACCGCAGCGCGGCAAAGGTCCATCGCAAGCTGTGGCCAAGGAGTTCGTTGCGGCTGACCATGCACGCGGTGCGACCAAGCTACCTCAGCGTATTGCTGCTGCGATAACAAGTGGAAGGAGCAAGCATGATCTGTGAAGGCTGTGCCAACAATGAAGGAAAACCATTCAGTGGTCTGTGCCTAGTCTGTGACTTCTACAGCCACGCTGAACTCAACATATGGAAGCCAATCCGATGCCTCTCGATGCCAATGTCACAGGGACTGATGCTGGCCCAAGTGACTATGATCCATTCAGCAAATATAATGGCGAGGCGTCCGCTATTCTCTTTCCCGTCGGCGAGCGCCGTGTTGGTTGGGAAACTCGATCAGGGGGATACCAGCGCATCACCAGCCACAAAGCCATCATCCGACTGACACCAACAGGCGAGTCGGTGCATGTGCTAGGTGTGGTTGGCTCTGGCTATCGCCTCGTGACCAACCGTGAACTCTTTGGTCGTGTCGAGGATACCCTGCGCAAGCAGATGCAGATCGAACAACTCAACGGTGTCCAAGTCAAGGATCGCGTGTCTGGCTACGGTCGGGTGTGCTTCCGGGAATACATCTTCCCGAACATCAAGTGCAGGCTAGGCGGTGGCACGAAGTCTGACATCGCATTCCGCATCCTCGTGCAGAACGGCTATGGTGGCAGTGCACTGCGTGTCCACTCAGGTGCGATCGAGTTCTACTGCACCAACGGCATGATCTCTGGTGAGTATCAGTCGGCCTACAAGAAGCACACCAGTGGCTTAGCCGTGGCTGGTGTCGGTGACATCGTAGCCAATGCACTCGATACGTTCGCTGGTAGTCAGGAGCGGTGGAAGCACTGGGCCAAGACGCCAGTGAAGCATCAAGAAGCTATGGACCTATTCAAGCAACTGACTGACTCCAACAAGCTCTACGAGAACCTGAGCAACCAATATCTTCGTGAGGTCGAGGAACGAGGCAGGAACTTGTGGGCAGTCTACAGCGCGTTGACCTTCTACGCATCGCACAACGATGGTGAGTTCAAGCTGAAGTCCTCAGTCGAAGCACAGGACACCATCGCGACTACGATGCTACAGCGCGAACTCAGTGTGGCTAGGTGGGTGGACAGTGATGCATGGAGGAAGTTAGAACATGCATGAGTATAGATTGACAGATGGCGAACGCACTGCGTTGGTGTCTGCCGCAGTGCGTGTTATTCACAGTTTCCGTTCACCTTCCATACCCCCGAGTGACCTTGTTATTGCCCTGGCAAAAATTGCAGGAGTCGATGTTACTGTGACTGTCCAACGTGCATACTTACCAGGAGACGAGAATGCGTGATCCGTCTGAGTTTGCGAAGTATCTGATCGATGCGCCTGGACCTGATGGTGGAGCGTATGCAGTGCGCTCACCAATCGATCATCAAGCACTGCTGGTCGTTGCATCGTGGGGTGCTGGCTGGGACCATGTGAGTGTGTCACGCACCACACGCTGTCCGAACTGGAATGAGATGACACGCGTCAAGCGCATCTTCTTCCGTGACGACGAGACTGCGATGCAACTGCACGTGCCTGTGGCTGAACATATCAACTACCATCCGTATACACTACACTTGTGGCGGCCACAGCACGCTGAGATACCACGACCACCTAGCATATTAGTAGGTCCGCGTCAGGAAACTTGACTTATCTCACTAGATGTGGTATAATACTACATACAATGAAGAAAGGAATAGCTTCCGGTGTTAGGAGCAAGTTACATTCCTTAATTCTCCAAAGTGGGGGAATGTAGCATGTGCGAAACACATGTGGCCCCGAGTGTGCCTAACATCGGATCGGGGCACTCAACTCAACATACATGTAAATGGAGACCTAGAGCATGGCTCTATCGTCGAACGTGGCACTACGCAAACGAGGAAGACCCATAACTACAGATGGTTTTCCTCGTTTGGGTATTCGCATACCACATGATCTATACAAGCAGGTGGCTGCGAGTGCTTACATGCGTTGCACCAGCATGAATACAGAAATCACCAGACGTCTGTATATGAGCTACAAACAGGAAAGGACCTAGAGCATGGCTCTATCGTCAAGAGTGAAGAACAAGTTGGTGGATGCTATGAATGTAGTGTTCACTAATATCGGCCATGCAGCAGGCATGAAGATGCCGAAGTCAGAACGCAACGATGAGAGTGCTGCATGGGAGTTATTCGTTGCACAACATCTCATGTCCATGGCAACCAAGCGCAAGGACACAGCAGAGAAAGACGCCATAGCTGCGGGCGTCATCATTGACAAGGAGAAAGATCCAAAACCAGAGGGCACACGCGAGATCATCTACAACGGTGATGTCGTGAGCATTGCACTCGAAGTGCGTGCTGCCGGTTCACGTGTCTCAGCGAACCTGATGATGGATTATCTGGCAAGCAAAGGTGTGAGCCAGAAACTGCTGGCTGAAGCATTAGCAGCAGCAACCACGAAGTCGAGGCCAGCACACGTGTTCACCACGATGCTGATTACCAATGACGCTGTGGGCAAGTAGCCGTTGACTTGAACTAAGCATGGACAGCATCATGCCGCGTCAGCGGCACTGGTGCTGTCTGTGTGACTGGAGCGCAACCCATGGCAACGGTGGTTTACTTGGTAGACCGTAGACCGATTATCCCCAAGACCGTATCCGGTAACGATCATGGTCATAGATACTCAGCCACATTCGATCCTAACGCGCCCATTGGTCAGCAGTGGGTCTGGACTATACACTACACACGTGTGTATACATTCTATGGATCGAGTCCTTCACAAGCAGATGCTATCAAGTCAGCGAGAAAGAAGATACATAGGATAACCAATCACATCTTCACGGAGGAAGAAGATGAGTGACACTCCAACTCATCGTGCAACTATCAATCAGATGAGTGTAGACCAACTCGATACGATGCTCGAAGGCATCCGTGCACGCAGATTGGAGCGTGTGCAACGCCTTGAGGCGATTGCCAAAGTCAAGGCAGATGATGTGCGTCTTGTATCATGGATGCAGTTCGAGCGTGCATACGGAATAGCTTCGCGCTACCTGAAGAAGTGCGAAGAGATGGAAGCAAAAGCTGAAGCCTTGATCCACAAGGCGAGACTCAAAGCTATGGCCGCGCAACTAGAAGTGGGAGAAGTAGAGGATGCCGCAGATTAAGGGTCCTGTGCGTGCACGCGATCTACGTGCGAACATCAGTCAGCTTGGTTTCGAGAAGGGAGTGATCGAGACGCTGGAACACCTGTTAGATGAACATGTGTCACTGCGACAGCACATGCGAGAACTCACTGAACTTACAGCAAAGTGCATTGACGAAGTGGAGAAGATGGTTCACATTGGCGGCGCGATCCAGACGAATATCGATCAGATCAAACGCGAACGCCAAGGTGAAGACAATGGGGAACAAGGCTAACTTCAGGCTAGCTACGGAGCAGGACGAAAACTTAGAGACATACGATCACACGAAGCTCAGTGCGATCAACACGTGTCCGACCTGGGGCATACTCAGGTATACCATGCACAAGCGCATGGAAGGTGCAGGTCGTGCACTTGCACTCGAAGCTGGTGGAGCGATGCATGAGTGCTTCAGCTTCATTCGCCTCATCTCACTCATGCAGCAACATGATGGTGAGGGCAGCTTCCAAGACAAGATGTGGTATTACCATGGCACTAGATTGTTTGGTTCTTCCCGACTAGAACACATCGATCACCAAATCCAAGAAGCACCTGACATTGTCGAAGTAGCCAAGCGTGGCAGCATTGCTGTGCTGGACACGAGTGGCTTCTACGACGATCCACGCGACAAGCGGCGAACCCTATCCAACATGGAAGAGTGCATCTATGCTTACATCAATCGGTGGCGTTGGGACCACAAGGTGTGGATGCGTGACGAGACGAACCCGACATCTGACATAGGCGTTGAGATACCATTCGATCTGGTAGTGGAGATTACAGGCGACAGTAATCTGAAGTTCAGACTGACTGGCAGGATCGACGGCATCCACTGGAACAGCCGTGGCGATCTATGCATCCACGACAACAAGACAGCGTCCAGGCTCAACGAAGCATGGTCGCAGTCGTTTCTTCTGAGTCATCAGGTTACTGGGTATTGTGCTGCTGCAAGTGTATTCACACAACATGCAGTCAATCATGCAGAAGTATTAGGTCTTGCCATACCACTCCCACGCACGTATGATTTTGGAGGATACATACGTGAGGCCGTCAGTCGCCACTCCTGGCATTTCAGTCGGTGGATAGACTGGCTCGCACATACGATCCAACTGGCGCGACAGTATAAGGACAATCCGTATGATGCCCCGAAGTATACGCACTCCTGCAATCGCTACTTCCGACCATGTTCATTCATCCCGTTCTGTGATGCCGATCCGGCAGAACAGCAGCGCATTGTCGATGAAATGGTCTATGACGAATGGAGTCCATTAGCGAAGACCGTTCTGGACGGTATCGGCAACGAGTAACTCTAACATTCACGAGGCTGGTCATGGACGAGATTGAGTTTAAGCGTGCATACAACAACTTGCGTGTCCTGATCGATCACATCCCAGACGAAGGCGATACCAAGATACACGTGCGCAATGCCATGCTCACAATTGCAGCAATGCTGGATGGACTGCATCAGCGCATTGATGAGATCGCAGCAACACCGGATGATGATGATGAATGAAGACACATCACCATTGATGGCTGGGGGTATACCGATATCCATACCTTCGGTGGGCGATATGATGCTCAACATGCTGATATGGGGGGACAGTGGAAGTGGCAAGACCACGCTCGCCGCGACGGCTCCTGGAACAAAGCTTTTTGTTATGCTCGATCCTGGTGGTGATCTTAGTCTGGCTGATCGCTCTGACGTGGCTGTTCTCAACCTGACTGCTGAGACACCAACACGCATGATGACACAGTTCCGCATGGCTGATCCTTACGACCTTGGCAAGATCCTAACGGCACGACCAGACTATGAAACGGTCGTGCTCGATAGCGTCACTGCCCTGGCATATATAGCATTACAAGAGGCGGTCACTCGGGCGGGCGGGCGATCGTCGTTGGAGCAACCAGGGATGCATGGCTACACGTATCGGAATGCATCGCTGCTACGCATGACTGTGGCCATGATGCGACTGTGCGCGTTGCACAGGCGTCATCTCATCCTCATCACTCACGAGGGCAATGCAGATCGCAACGAGGAAGGTGTAGTCCTGAGCGTCACCATGGCACTGAGCGATGGTGTAGCCAACCAAGTAGGACTGCGGTTCAATGAGGTCTGGCACATGGTAGACAACGGCAAGGATCGTGTCATCGCACTACGACCATGCCGACTGCGTAAGCCGATGAAGACGAGACTGTTCAATGCAGACAAGCCCGAGTTCATCTGGCACTACGATCCGAATACCCAGGTCGGTGAAGGCATAGCCGACTGGTATCATGCGTGGCAGGCCAATGGTGGTCGCAAGCTGGCACTGCCTGCGCGTGCTGTATCAACCACTAGCAGAGGAGGCAAAAAATAGGCCGCATGTCAAGGACACACGGCCTAAGTTAAAACATGCAATAGCCGGTCAACGAGAGCGCGACTTCCCGTTGACCTGTAGTATGGTCACAACATAGCTGGAAGGCAAT